TGATTTTGAAGGATATAGCAATAAGGTTCACAACACGTTAAAGGATTTTGCAGACAAAGTCCCAAGGGTGTCCGACAGACTTGTCAAAAACAGGTGCTACACGCTACACAAAGACGTTGCCCAGGAATGGAAAAAGATGAAGGCAGACTATTATCGCTCCCACATACGACCGCAGCCAGCGCTCATAGCGATACACGGACAACAAGGAACGGGAAAGACAAAAACTTTGGCCCCAATCCTGATTCAAGTGGCCCATAAACTAGCGAATATGAGAGTAGTTGAGGCCACCTCAGTGCCGGGATCCAAATATCAAGACACTCAAAAGACTGACACAACGGTTGTTAAGCATGAGGACCCATACAACTTGCACGTAGACAACACCGAGATGTCATTTGTCCAAGTGATGTTGAGAGCAATCTCTAGCGAATCTTGTTCACTGGTAAAGTCTGAGAGTGCCGAAAAAGGCACACAGTTCGACATGACGTTGATGCACACTATGACCAACAACGACTGGAAGTGGCCTGGGTTTGGACAAAACTTCGAGCTGGACGCGGCATTTGCAAGAAGACACACCATATGTATAGAAACTAGGTGTATCTCAAGGTTTTTCGATTCAGACGGGCGACTACTTTCGGCATTGGTCGAAAGGGAATTGGGACCTGCACAAAACGTGCCGCCAGGTTTCGCAGAGTACAGGTTCTACACCCTAAGTGTCGATCATTCTGCCCGTTGCGTTACAAAGCGCGACTTAACGCAGTGGTTGGGTCAAGAGAGCGTCATACCGGAGTTTTCTAGGCTTTTTAGGGACTATTTGTCCACTAGAGCGGGCTTTTCTGAACCGCTGGAAGTGGAATTCAACAACCAGACAAACAACTTGGTGTGCTTTGAAAACGCCTACGGCGCACCCTCCAAATATTGGCCAAAACTCAACCTGAATGAACCGAGATATTCGAAAGGAACATACAGGCACGACGACGCGCGAGACTTTGTTATGAACAAAGTTAGAATTGCTACGCATTGGAACATCCTATCTTATTACATGCCATCCGGATATCTTTTAGAGCCCATGTTCATGGACGACATTACTGGAAGGCCCAGGAGACCACGGTATAAGAAGGAGTTTGAACAAGCTAATCAAGTAGGAAAACTTGGATGTGATCACGTAGTGACACTGGTAAAGAGATATTGCAGCAAGCACTGGGACAACACCAGGTTATCAACAGCTTTCTATAATTGGCTTGAACCCATAAGCCTCACTGAACAAAACTGGTTTTTGAATGACACGCTGCTAAACTTCTGCGGTCACGTTGATATTCTCAGCGACAAAGAAGTCGCAAGATTTTTGGGATTGGCCAGATTGAAAGAAGACTGTATAAAACAAATGGTGTCTACGTTCCCTGGGTTAAATCGTGTTCAGAGGATATACGAAGAGGACTTTGAACTAACTTATGTCAAGAACGATGATGAGTGGACTATCGTGCGTAGCAGTATGAAGCACGATGTCAATGGGAACATCAGATTGATTAGTTCCATCGTCGAAAAACCCTTTGGGGCTGACTTTGTGAAGCCTGCCATTGTGAAATTGCCCAATGAGGTGGGGGAACTGATAGAGACCACCGTCGAAGGTATTTGGCAGGACGTGTCAAGAGCTAGGTGCAGTAGGTTAGTGCACTCTAGCCAGACTTGGACGGTCGCCACACCAGACGTCAAACCGTCCTGGAGTAATGCACGGTGGCTTCAAGAACACCTAGTGAGAGTTGGGCGCAACGTTGTTAAACTGGGTGCTAAGCATCAAATGGAGCCAAATGGAGACAAATTCAGAGCAAACGTCGAAGTAGAGGAAACAGGGGTTGACCCTTCTGATCAGTATGATGATGACGAAGAAGACGAGGACGACTCGAGTGACCCCTTGCAGCAGTATTATAATGAGGACGAAGTGGACTCTGACGGGAACTATCGTGAACCCCTCGACGATGATGATAATTCGTCACAAACTTCGAGTGCTGGTTCGTCACAAGGGACTGTTGCAGTCGACAATGTTGGCTATGTACGGTCAGATGTTTCAGATCGCTACTACTTACATGGCGGAATACGGAATTTTGCAAACGCGACAACCATACCTAGTTACTTGCTGAAGACCCCTCTTAAAATTTTATTAGCAAGTGCAGCACCTAGATTGAGCGACGTCTGGTCAGATTACACCAGGTGGACTCCCACTAAGACTACCGAGTTCAGGATAGACAGTGTTTTGATGGTTTCACACGAAATCAGAATGTCCTACAATAGCTACCCTAGTTTGGAATTTATGGCGGGAGTTGTTATGGGAGCAAAAAGCAAGCCAACCTACGGTGATCTCCTTAGTATTATGCATTGTGCCTTAGAGGTGGTAAAAGAAGACGGTGAATGCACAGACGATACCATTTTCGGAGGATGTGACGTTAGGGTCAGTGTCCACAAGAGATTGTGCGGCGCGAACTCAGGGAAGAACGAATCTGTTTTCACAACCGACGTTTTTGGGTACATTGGGAAATGGATCGCTCACAAGTTGGAATTATCTATGCCAGACTTTATGCTGGACCCAGCCCAAGGGATAGCATTAAGAGTAGCATGTGGATTTGGAGCAGGTTTACCTGTAGTATTTTCGATGTTTCCAGCAAATCCTTTGATGATCACAATGCTTGCTGGAGCAGTAATAACTGAAGGGTGCTCTAGGATGGTAAGGTATGTGTTTGCCCCGAACGTGAACTTGGCAATCGACCACCACGAATCCACAGTACTGCTCAACCTTGGAGCTATGGGATTGGTGTTCTACGTGCTTCGGCACATATTGGTCACAGACTCTGTGAAGGGCATGTATCAGTTTATGTCTGGCTTTGAAACACCCGACGATCGTATCAAAGCGGTGCGGGCCAAAAAACTACCAGAATCGTGGGGAAAACCTCTGTACACTGCGGAAGTCAAACTTTCCCAAGAGTCTTCCACATCAGTTGAGGATCACCTAGTCATGAAGGTGAGTGAAAACTTGTACTCACTATCATGCAACGGAAATAGAGGTACTTTGCTTATGTTATGCCCTGATATTGGATTTGTCCCAAACCATGTTGCCAAATTATTACACGGCAAAAAGACACATGTTTACAAGCGCGATGGGAAAGCAGGGTATTCTGGCGAAATAGAATTAGATTATGATTCCGGAATAGCTGATCATGTTGGTGACACATGGATAGGACCAGTTTTTGTAGGTTCTCGAGTGCGCAATATCGTGCCTTACTTTCCTACGAACAAGCCAAGTGGAGCCTACACTGGAAAGCTCCTAAGACCTGTTAATGGAGTCGTGGTTTCAACAGGTACTAGTGGTGATTATGGTGAGACTTGTATTCAGTCCTATGAGAAGTACTGGGCCTATAGGTATGAAAACCAAGGAAAGACTTACGATGGAGATTGTGGTAGTCCAGTTATATGCCTTAAAGGGAAAAATCCTTTCATTGGTGGAATTCACACCGGATACGACGCGTCCGAGGCTAAGGTGGCAGTGTCTGTCACAGTTTCTGCTATTAGGGATGCGATAGTGAGGTTAGGTCCTTTGGTGACGGAAAAAACCATGAAACCTGTGGAATATGGACCAGTCGAGAAGCCTGGAGCTAAACACTTCACCAATTTTCTCATGCCCAGTAACGTAGTGTTACATCAAGGGAACAGCGGTGTTACGAAAACAGAGTCTAATGAAATGGTCGAACATAGTCTGAAAGACCACGTTCCAAGACATTCAGCACTGCACGACCCTACGTTGGTTTTGAGAGAGTTTGATAGGACGGATTATCACAACTATGTGAACGCTTTTGGAGCTGCTACTTGCGCCATGCCACTTAAGCTGTTGCTCAGCGCTAAGGACTCATTGTTAGAGCACTTAAAGAAAGGAGTCGCTAGAGAGATGCGCCCTATAACTTTTAGACAGGCTGTGTATGGCATAGATGGTGTATTGGATGGCATGCAGTTGAACACGTCAGCTGGCGTGACCGAATGGGGACCACCCATGTCTAAGCACGCTCTCTTGCAATTAGTGCCCTTCGAGCAGCTTGAAGAAGCAGGAGCAAGGCGTATAGAAGATGCCAAGCAGGGCATAGTGTCTGGAGACGTTGTGGAACACTGTCGAAAGGGTGGAGAATTAGGAGCTGAAGGAAAGTTGGCGAGGAGCATACAATGTGATGGATTTGTGGGACTCGCTACAAACAAGCAATATATGGCACCGATAAACGTGTTTTTCATGGACAATTCTTACAACTTAGGTTTCTTGATGGGAGTTGATCCGCAAAGTAGGCAATGGGATGCGTTGTATAAGAGATTTAGGTATTACGACACCATGCACGCAACCGATATAAAGTCTATGGACACCAGCATCCAGCGACCAGTGATGGCGTGTGTCAAGCTGTTGTTGCTTGAGCTAGCAGAACAGAAGTTGGGATACACGAGCGAAGATCTTGTTATTTTAGACTCTTTGATGAGCCATCCGTTAGATGCACCAATTCACATTAGGAAAGCAGTCATATCAACACCCAACGGCCATCCTTCAGGGTGGTATTTGACCACACTCTTCAATTCCCTATGCCTGTCTTTAATGCGCAGGGCCAGCTTTTTGAAAAGATTTCCCAATAAAAACTACGACAACTATGTCGTCGAAGCCATACTAGGGGATGATTGTAGAGCTGGTGTAGACCCCGAGTTGGGCTGGGATTGCTTACAACTAGCCCATGACTTTAGTGAGTGGGGCATGCAACTCACTAGTTGCGACAAGAGAGACCTGAGACCGTGGTACAATATTGTTGAAGGAGATTTGTTGAGCAGAAAATTTACGAGACCCTTTGGGTGTCCTTTTATAGTAGGCGCCTTAAAACCCCAGTCCATTATGAAGAATTTGGGAGGATATACTCCAAGCAAAACTGTAGCACAGAAGGACCAAGAAGTGAGTGCACTAATGGCAGCTTTGGAGTTAGCTTGGCCCAACGGGAAAGCGATTTATTGCGAAGTGATCAAGATGTGCGAATTGTGGGAAAGAGTGAACCAAACACCCTTTTTTACGAGAACACGACCTCGGCTGTCTTACGAAGAGAAAGTCCCACTCTACAACAGGAAAAATGGTTCATGGAACGAAAATCCATGGGGCATACACCACCAGATATTGAGACCCATTTTTGGTGTAGGCAAACACCAGATGGAGGGAGCAGACAAAGCCGAAAACATGACCTTTGACGTACATGAGGACATGGTGATTGAAGAAGCAATGCCTGACGCCACATCAACGCCAGCAACAGATTTGGGGATCGCGGAAGTGATAAGTCGCCCATTCTTGATTGCAACGTACACGGATTTGGCGTCGAGTGCAGTGATGTCATTTAGTCCTTGGAGTACGATACTGGCAAAGAATGAAATATGGAACCGCATGAAACCTTTTGGGTATATAAGATTTCATATCAAACTCAGAGTCGAGCTTGCGTCAAATGCCTTTTCTGTGGGGGCTTTAATATTGACGTATCACCCTGCGCATATTGGTGAGGACGGCGATGATTATTCCCATTCTAACAAAACTTTGCTTACGCAAAAACCCCACATGATATTGCGACTGGGTGAAAATGAAAGAGGAGAAATGACGATTCCCTGGACACACCACTATTCCTTGAAACAGTTGACTGTGCCGCTTGATTTCTTTGACTTAGGATTGATAACTACCCAGGAATACAGTACAATCAGAAATGTGGGTGGAGGACCTGCCAAGATGACCATGCGCATTTACGCTTCTATGGAGGATGTGGAGTTGGTAGGCAGTTCAAGGGTCAATCAGATGAAACCAAGTGACATAATGCATTCAATCTCCACTGTGTCAGGTGTAGCATCAAAATTTGCACCTGGAAGGCTTGGGCTAGTCTCCGAAATGGTGTCGAAAACAGCCGATAAGCTGGGAACTCTCGCTCGGCATTTTGGGTATTCTAGACCCAGACTGGCTGGTATGAACATGTACGGCACTAGAAACTTTGGTCACATGGCGCAAGGAGACACAGACGATATCAGCACGACCCTCGCCAGGAGGTGGAACCATGAGCTATCTATAGATCCAGGAATAAGTGCAAGCACTGGAGATGAGATGGCCTATGAAAACTTATGCAACAGATATTGTCACGCAGGAGAATTCACTTGGCAGGAAAGTGACACAATTGGCACGCTGTTAAGTGCTATAGAAGTCAATCCTATGGTTATGACCAGGGAGTTTATTCCGGATTCATCAGGAGTGATGCAGACGTATGCCGCTTTTACTCCAGCTGGAGTATTGGGCAAAATCCATAAATTTTGGCGTGGCACGATGACGATAAAGGTGATGCTGTTCGCGACGCGATTCCACGGTGGCAAGCTCATGATAAGTTATGATCCAGCAACAAGCGCCACAGGCCAAGAAACTCACTTAACTAGGAACGTTATTGTTGACGTCCAAGATTGCAGAGAAGTTGAGTTTAAAGTGGAGTGGACTACAGGAAGGGGGCTCTTATTGACGGGAGCAGGACATACGATAGACACTACACCGGCGTACAGTCCTGATAAGGACAATGGAGTTGTGTCAATAACAGTAGCCAATCCGTTGTCCAGCATGCAGGGAACCAACGAGAGCATAAAAGCTGTCATCCACACCAAATTCGAGGACATGATATTTTCCCTTGACAAAAGAGTGAACACAGAAACTCCTAGCGAGGGGAGGCGTCTAGTGGAGCATGAGCACTCGTGGTATTTTCCAAGAGGTGACATACAGGAGTACAATATAGATGGCTTCGATTATGAAGTTGTCTTGTATTCAGACATAGAACTGAAGGTGTATGACCAGCAAGCTGTTGAGCATATATGCTTCTTGATTGTCGCTGAGGAACCAGGAACTTTTTCAATGGGAGAAGATTCAGTCGTGGTGGGTTCACAACCAGAAACGCCAGAAGTGATATTGCTGCGTACTAGAATAGGCGACAGGACAAAGATAGCTTGTAGCTGCGCGGTATGGGTTTTTGGTATTTATAGACCCGAGAGAGGAGATGACGCAGACTCGATCTTTGAAAGGGAACCCATATTACCCCCTCCCTCAAAATTTTCCAGCAGTTGGAGTTTTAAACCTGAATCCGACGTACTGTTGGCTGTATTGAAAGCTGTCAATAGAGAATTCGGTCCCCCTGGACAGAAGCACGAAGTTAATTTGATCCAAGTTGGTGGACGTCATCAAGCAACGCACATGTTACACGCTAACGCCACAACAATAGGGGACGTGTGCAGGGTGCATACTGGTGAGTATGTCTCAAACTTGCGAGTGCTCTTGAAGGCGTATCGAGAAGGACAGACCAAAACAACAGCCAATTCCACGTTGGTGACCAAGAAAATATACGAGCTGGATACAAATGGAGACAGTGTGCCAGCATGGATAGCC